AAATCGTCAAGATCATGATCTCCACCCCAGATCAATTCTGTATTGCAGTGCCAACAGTTCATAATATAAGTTTTTTAGTTGGTTTTGATAACTTACTAAACATTGAATTATACTGTTCGATAATTTCTTCATGAGGATCTCCAATATAGACAATATATTTTTTAGTCACTTCAAGTTTATCTTTTTGAAGTAAAGGAGACCAAGGAGCAAATGCAATTTGTCCTTGTTGTTGTGACGGTACTGCCACGATAGGATCAGTGAATGTTATTGAATCAGTGTCCTCTTTTGTAATGTCAGCGATTACATCTTCGCCCGACCACATACGAATTAATTTTACAGTCATTTAAATTGGCACTCCACCATAATTTCAGTTAAACATGCAAGTAGATTTATTTCTTGATCTGCTACAAATGCTACTTGGTACTGGTATTTAGCCAGAATAAGAACAGCAGCAGGAATAGAACTAGAGACCAAGGTTTCATATAAACTATCATAGATACGACGAAAAAGCAAAGTAGTATCATTATCCAAGTTGGTATTAACCCACTTACGGACTTCAGAAAAGTTTTTTTCTTTGAGATTCTTGGTGAGATCATTTATAGAAACATCAGAAAAGGACGCTAGTATACCGGAGTCTATTTCACCTCCGACAGAATATCTTTGACACTCATTAAGGACTCTTCTCCAATCAGGAAAGTGTTTACTGATTAACTCAGCAACAACTTTTTTATCACTCTTAATATTTTCTGTACTAAGAATTTGATTTATTCTGGAAAAGAATTGTGCTGCTATTGCAGGTTTGTCTTTTTTATTAACCGAGAAGTCAACAACAGAACACCTAGAATGTAGTGGCTCGATAATCTTGTTTTTGTAATTACAGGTAAAGATAAACCTGCAGTTTTTGGAGAACTCCTCAATACTCGCTCTGAGAAGGAGTTGTACATCGGAAGTGGTATTGTCTGCTTCATCGATGATGATGACTTTATGTTTCGACTCGCTTGTAAGAGAGACGGTAGATGCGAAGTTCTTTGCGTTGTTCCGAACAGTGTCGAGAAACCTTCCTTCATCCGATCCATTAATGACATAATAATCTGCTCCAAGTTGATTGCACAGTGCCTTTGCTACAGTTGTCTTACCAATTCCCGGTGGGCCTGATAATAACATGTTTGGTATCTCACCGGCAGTGACAAAATCTTGAAATGTTTTTTTGATACTGTTAGGTAGAATACACTCATCAATTGTTTTAGGTCTGTATTTTTCAACCCAAATAAAATCGCTCATCCTAATAAAATTACAACTTTGCTAATTGAAATAGTCATCAAGAAAGATAACATAATTACCACATCCCATTGTTTATGAACCGCATAAAAAGGAATACAAACGATGTCTGCAAACGAATGCATCATCGCTCCATAAAGTGTTGATACATGTAGTATAACAAAATATGCTGCAATAATCAAGACCGACCCTGTAATCCTACCTGCTACTAATAATTTCACAATTATAACCAATCAGGTTTACGATCTGGTTTCCTAAGATAATCATTGCACACCCAAGGTTTAGATGCAATGTATCTTTTATACTTAGTTAGAATATCAATACTTGAATCATGCTTGAACTCATCAGGGCCTGCAAAAGCAAATTCTGTTGCTTCTTTGTGACATAATAAAGTCTTGCCTGTTCTTTCTTCAAAGATTTTTTCTGCCTCATTCATCGCTGTTTGACATGAATGAACTTTTCCATATCTTTGAGTATATTCATCCAGTAATGCCATACCATGTTGAATTAACCAAGCAGTATTTGCAAAACTTTCGGCAGCCCAAATAGTGCATGGGTGTCCACGAAAAGCACCCTTTTCAGTATTGTAAGGAGTACCATCTTTCTTTGGTAATAATTCATTACCCCAATTGTAATACCACTTAGAATAAACAACTGCCAACATCTGACATGTTTCCAATGGCATCTTGACCACATGTTTATCAGGCAAAACTTGTGCTGATATTTCTGGGTCTTTGTCAGTTACAAAGATGTTCATAATAAAAATAAGATAACCCTATTATAACATAGGATTATCTTTTTGCAAATAATTAAGGTAATAACTTTTTAAAATCTTCCGGTTTTATAACTTGGTTATATGCACGAAGCGTCTCATGCTCATCGTTGTGAATCTGAGGAATTACACCGATAAACTGCCATGGCCTTTCGTCTGGTACTTGAATTGTAATACCTTGAGTTGATAGATTTACTATTTTAAAGCATTCTTCATATCTCCAGTCTTGATAGTCCATAAATTCTTTGTAATCACTTCTCAACCTTGAAGGAAACTTTTTAGTTGTATAAAGAACAACATACGAACCTTTAGGAATCTCATGTGCGATCATACCCCACAAACGACCTTGATTTGATTGACTTGGTGCTGCGTAAACAAAAACTCTTTTTTTACCCAGTGGGATATCTTGATCAAGTGGTGCGAAAACAGCATCGGCAGGAAGATCAGGAGAGTTTTTCAAATAATCTATGATTTCTTCTCTAGAGGGAAGCCACATTACATCTTCTCCATCTTGCACTGCATCTAAAACCATGTCTGTGATGTCAGAAAACTCAGTTTCATCAACAAATCTCTCTGCTTCAAATTCATGTGCTAAAAGATTTAATATGGCAGGTCTCTCTTCCCTTACTTTACCATGTTTTACAGCGGATATACATGCCTCAACTAAATCTTCAAACCTAGTTGGTCTACTAATTAGACAATCATTTCCAATTAACCCCTCAGAAAGTTCTTGAACATGCTTACTTACTTTCTTATCCTTAGTGTAATCAAAATATGAGCAGGGAATAAATTTCTCACCATTTCTGAGAGCAGCCCTTATTCTTGTCCTACCATTTTTAGGTTTACCAGTTTTAATGTCTACCTGTAATGGTATAGGAGAATAAGACCATCCCTTTCTCTTATAGTCTCTTGATATTCTCTTATCAGCATTATCCTTGTTCTGCTTTTCTCGAATAGCGATGTTAAGTAAATCAGGATGTAAAAAATTAGGTTTGCCATTTGGTAAATAATACTTACTCAAATCAAGAAATCCAAAACAAACAAACTTACCGCGTTTTGTATTTTCTTGTGCTTCTTTTTCTCTTCCCTTATACTTTGTAATGTCAACAGTTTGTCCGTTTCCAAAACCTTTGTATGCTGTCATTGTAGACATAATAAATTCCTCTGCTGTTAGCAATAATTGTAATTAAGAAACATCGTGCAATTAGCAACTTGTCTCATCTGAAATCAGTCTATCACCTAAAACTCTGATTGTCAAGGCCAATGAACTTTGATGTGGTCTTTGTTTCCAACCATACCATTTTGATCTCTTGCCTTCATTATAAGGTGGAATTTGTCCTTTGTCAAGGTATTGATTTGCAGTTGCATCATATATCTTTTCTTCATCTGCCAACCACCAATGAACTTCTGATCGGTAGTCCTTTCCCGACATTGGAACCAATTTATCTGTATCCATCAAATAATACAATGCTTGAGATGAATGATAACAATGACCATAAAATTTATTAGTTAATAAATCACTAGGATACATCAAAGACTTTCTTCCTTTAAGTAAATCTGGAGATAGATTATCTTTAATTTTTTCTATTACTAATTCTATTTGATTATAGGGATAAGGTTCAAATGTAAGAGTTCTCGTCTGTATGACTTTATTACCCTCATACTTGTTTCTCTGTAATACTTTCATTTTTTAATTCCTTCTCATACTCCTCTCTTCCATCTTTTGTAAATACTTTTTTCTCATAATCAAAATGGGGATGAGGTTCAGCAGGAACCCAAGGGTCTTTAGATTTATTCTTAATTACAATGAATTTATCTTTTGCAAAAGTACCTGCAACCTGCACTATGATATCATCACCATCTTTCCAGTTTATTTCTCCCTTAAGATTAGTGTGAAGCATAGCCTCTTGTATCTTGTCAATAATTTCTTGTGTAAGTTTCATTCTACTATGTCAAAGTGCCATTTAATATGTTTGATATAATCAAATGTGCAACCGATATCTTTGTCGCACTGAATGTCATATTTTCTATCACAAAGAAAATTTCTTAGTTCTTGGATTGATGAAAAAGAACCTTGAGTTTCAAAATTTTCGTTGTAAAGAATGTATTTCATTTCTTTTTAAAGAAACCTAATTTAGCGAGAAGGTAAAGTGCTAATGCTGTCCAGAAGACAACTTCTAGTCCAATGTTATTCATTGTAATTACTCGAAAGTAGAGTCTGGTTCTAATGCTATGTAGTAAGTTAGATTTAATTTACTATTCGTAAACTTAGATAGTAACTTAGAAGATACTACAACATCATATGAACCGGGGATAATTCTAATATTTTCCACCTTAAAATTAAAGGTAAAGTTTTTATCAGTTTCACCCACAGTTACTGCGTACTCATTTGATGTATCATTCTTTTTGTCACGAACAATTAACTTAACAACACCTGCACCACCTACAACTGCGAGATCAGGTAGTTGATATACTGCAGCAGCCTTAAGTAATTTTTCTAATGAATTACTATCAAGTTGGAAACATGCATCCTGTGATGGTAGAGATATCTCTTTCTCAGGTGGTGCAATAATAACCTGTGGATCT